TATCTTCGCCCGGCTTTATCCTGATAAGTTCCGTTAGGGTCTAATATGAACTCATTTGTATGTTTCGGGTTCGCATTCTGCTTGTCCGCCTCTTCCACGCTCATGGGCTTGCCTTTGGTGATCCCGAGAACTTTTTCCAGTTCAAGGTTATGCATGGCGATGGCTTTCTTTTCCTCATACGTCAGGTTACCCGGCATTTCCGCCATCATTTCGTTTATCCGTCTTGTCAAGGTGTCCACCGCTTCCTGCGCTCCCGTATGGGCCTCGGCCATATACGGGTGTTTGTCCGAGAACAGTCTGGCATCCTTACCCGGATTGTTCTCCAGCCCGTCCTGCGGCTTGTCGGCGGGATCGAAGTCGGGTAGGGGAGTAGGCTCCTCGTCCGTGGATGAGAGGGAACACTTGCAGTTCCAGCGGTCGCCCGGCCGGTGGTTATTCCAGAAAGGATCATCAATGGGCCGTATCGTTCCCCAAAACCGGCGGTGGTCGGCTCCCGGATGCAGTGAGGTGGACGGCATCCATTTCAGGTTGGGTAGCACGTCCTTCTCGCGTTCAAACTGTCGCCAGTCGGCGGCCTGGTGTGCCCGGATTATCGCCGTATCGTATTCGGTCTCCAGCCACTGGTAGATTTGATGGTCCGCAATGGGCATGACCTCTTTCGCCCACCGTTCGAACGGTTTTAAAACGCCGTTCGAATCGAGCAGCAGCGCGGCCATGTCGTTCTGCATCCGGTGTACCTTGAAGGCGGCGAACACGGCGTTGTTTCGTTTCAGTTCCTCGTAGAAGTCATGATCCGGATCATCCGCCGGACGCTTTCCGAACCCTTTGTCGGTGGCGATGTCGAGCGTATCCCAGACGGCACGGAAGATCTGAAGCTCGATGTCCGTCATGGGGTGGAAGTCCTTTTCGTAGATGCGGCGCACGAACGCCTCCAGTATGTCCCGATCAAAGGTGAAACCGGAGGATACCTCGCCCGCGGCATCCCGGTAAAGGGTGTCGACTACCAGTCTAAAGCCGCCCCGTCTTTGTGCGGGGCGTGGTCGAAAAAACTCTTCAGCCACGCCATGAAGTTCCTTTTCTGTCTCCCCGTGGGGGCTTCATCCTCTTTGTCCGGCTTTTCCTCGGGCTTTTCTTTTTTGCCTTCCGGCGGAACGGGTGAGGCCGGTGTTTGTGCCTTTTGGGCGGCTTCCGCTTTCAGCTGCTTGTAGTTCTTCGGTTTCTCTATGCCGAACTTTTCATAGAGGAAATCGTCATCGATGGGCAGGTTGAAGTCCCTTTTCAGGGTGGAGAGGACAGTCATTTCGGTTTTCGTGTCCGTTTCCTTCTGCTCGGGGAAACAGAACTTTCCGCCAGAGGTATCGATGCCCATCCTCTGGAAGATGTCGGTCATGTCGTAGTTAAGCACGTTCAGCAGGAAACGGCAATCCGACTTCAGCTTTTTGTCCTCCACCTTCTTGTGCACCGTGCCCAGGGCCTGTGTCCCGGTCTTGGAGGCTTCCGTGGTCAGCGTGTTGCCCAGTACCAGTTTCGATATTTCGCTGTTGCAACGCTCGCAGAGTTTGTCGTATAGGTCTGCCGATCCGCTCTTGTTACCCGCTTCCTTGAGGTTTAGTTCCGTATCCTTGCCATGAATGAACACGCCCAATGATCCGATACCCGTCGCGTCTTCGATGGCACGCTGGCGTGCCTCGTCATCGTCCGTCTCGTAGGTGTACTCCTGTATGGGCATTCCGAAGACTTCGGCGAACTGCGCCCAGTCGGCCATGTCGTTACGTTTGTAGATAATCCACGGCGCGGCCTTTGCCAATAACCCCATATCGTCCTTGTCCCCGACAAAGAGCAGGTCGGGGTATTCATCCCACGGGGTTCCCGTGATGTCCGTCTGGTGGCGTAATATGAGGCGGCGCACGGGGTCGGCGTGCTTTCGGGGGATCAGGTCGTAGTTGATCCACGGTCCTTCGCGGTAGAACTGCATGAGCGAGAATCCCCACCAGCGGGCGGCAAGGATATCCTCGATGCAGCGCCGGAACCACGGCGACTGCAACTGCTCATTTATGCTATCATCCGGTTTCCCGTCTCGCTGGAACTCTATGTCCAGTGCCAGCACGGCCTCGACCCTTTTGTCGATGACGCTGGACAGGTGCGTGTCCATCAGTATGTCGCTGTACAGGTCATACAATTTGAACCGGCGTGAGTAGTCCACGTTTTCGAAGGCGTGGATGGCCGCCGTCATGTCGGCGATGTCGATGCCGAAACGTCTGGGCTGCGTGAGTACGATGGTTTGCGTGCCCGTGATGCCCGGCCGGCGCAAGTTCCCGCCTACGGTGATGCGCCCTGTATTTTTCTTTCTTCTTCCCATGATTTAAAAATGGTTTGAACGTTTACGGTTGCTTTTTATGATAAAGCCGGAGCGTGTCCGGCGTTCTTCCTGCGGCAGCAGCGGTGCGCCGTCGATGCTGATGTTCCCGTCCGCCACCGCCTCCAGCCATTCCTTTGCCCGGTCGTAGCGGTCTTTTCGGACGGAGGACATGTTGCGCGGGTTGTGGATGCAGAAGATGTGGTACACCGTGATGTCCACGGCCATCATCAGCACCAGCTGGTTGCGTTCCCGGCCGGTCGCGGCGAACAGGCGGTCGCAATCATACCGCCGTGAGAGGTATCCCCTCATTTCGGCCAGCGTACGGTCCTCGCATATCTCCACGATGGACTCGTCCTCGCGTGTCAGCGCGTCCAGTATCTCGCGGTGGATACTGGCGTCATAATCTGTCAGTTCGATAAATTGGCTCATTGTCTGTACTTGTTATTTTTGCGCAACACGCTTCGGGCGATCTTCTTTGCCGGTTCCATGTCGCGCTGTTTACGGTCTATGATACGGTTCCCGCCTTCCACGCAGTCCGGCCCGTCGGCGGGATATGTAAGCTGTAGGTTGAAGAGCCGGAACTGGTCTGCCAGCCGCTTCATGTGCGGATTGTCCCGCTCCGCCTCGTTAAAAATGAGGTTCCCTTCCCGGTTGAGCGGTTCGAGGTTGGCTTCGATACGGGTGGCCTTGTCTGTTTTCTTATCCTCGTCGCCTCTGATGTAGAGTTCCACGCCCTGCTCGCGGCGCACCTTTCTGACCAGTGGCTGGAACACCTGCTGGAAGAAGGGGTCTTGCAATTTGTTGTTCTCCATGTAACAGTACACGGGGCATCGTCCGCCTACGAAGTCCAGCAGCTGCACGTACCACTGAATGAACTCTGCGTTCAATCCCCGGTCGAGGAATGTTTTGATAATGTATAAACGTCCGTTTATTTTACCCAGGAGGCAGATTGTCTTGGTAGAACTCTTTTTGCTTTTGTTCTCGCCCGGTGCGGGGTCGCCGTAAATGACCAGGAACTTGAACTTCGTAAGGGCAGGTACTTTCCCGTAAGCTATTTCCTGGAACACCTCCCCGTCGGCTACCGGGTTGTTGAAAAACTCCTTCTGGGCGGCGGACGCGCTGACCAGGGAGAGGAACAGGTCGATGTCCTCTTCCGAGTTCTTCTCGGGCCATGAGGATACGCCGTTTTTACCCCGTATGTTGATGACATCCACATGCCCGATGCCCTTCGCCTTCAGTTCCTCCGCCTTTTCGATGGCGCGTGTGATGCAGCAGTCCGCTGCGATGATGTTTCCGTTAAACAGCACCCTGTAATGTCCGGATACGGACATGGTCGGTATCAGCGCCTCTTCCAGCCACTTCCATTTGGCCTTGATGCGTTCCGGGTTGCGGCATTCCTCGTCCGTGTCTATATCGTCAATCAGGATGCAGTCCGGACGGAAGTTCTTGTTACGTGTACCACGGGGCGACTGCCCGGCTCCGATGGCGCGGAAGGAACAACCCGACTGGCAGGTAAATTCCCCTGTTTCCCACGCGCCCGGCTTTTTCTGCGTTCCGTAGTCCTGTATGATACGCTGGTTCTCTTCGAGATTGGCCATGAAGGGCAGGAGCAGACGCTGGGCGTTGTCCTGCGAGTTGGAGATGAGCAGCACGTTGCGCACCCGGCGGGTCAGCGCCAGCTTGATGATCTCCATCATGGCGCGTGCCGACTTGGCCAGCTCTCGTGACCAGGCTCTGACCTCGTACCATCTTTCATGCGCCATTATGCGCTGTGTCGCCTTTTTGTGGAAGTCGGCGGGATTGCAGGTGTAATACTGCGCGAAGTAGTAGCGGAACCATGCCTCGTCGTCCGCCTCCAGCCGTTTTTTTCTGGCCTCGATCTCGGCGGTGGAATCCGCCGGGTTGATGTCCGAGCTCTCCCGGATGGAAGCGACCAGTTCGTTCCATCCTTCCAAAGCCACCCGGTCCTGTGGTGTAAGCCTTTTCTTTGCCATGTCCTATGCGAGTTTTGATTTGACAAAAGCGTCCAGCAGCGGGCAGACCTGTTTGGCCTGCTCCGCGTCGTAGGTACGCAACCATTTGAGCAGGTCGGCGAACACGGACGTGATATCCGCCAGCCCGACCTCCGTTTCCATCTTCTTGATGGCGTTCGCCAGCTTGGAGATGGTATCCGCTTCCGCGGCGTTGGGAAACCGCTCTCCCTGTTCCCGTTGGGCGATCTTGCCGTTGAGCTCGGCCAGTTGTCGGTACAGGTTCTTTAGTTGTTCCTCCTTGGTGATCGTGACCGATACCTTCAGGTGTTCCCAGTTTTCTG